GAATTGCCCTGTTGTTTCATTATCACTACCATCAAATGTAGATATTTTTCTACCTTGAACTTTGGCTTGAATTTTTGGTATGCCAGAATATTTGTCATTATCCCAAGTAATTCTAAATGCTAAATAACAAACACCACGCAATCTATGATTTGATCCCCAATTTGATAAATCACTTAATAAGGAACTTGCAACTTGATCGTCTGCACCAAAAAAAGGTTGAACTTGTATTGTAGTTCCAAACCTTGAGTCATTTGAGGTTATAG